AAGAAATACAGCAAAAAAGACGTTTAAGTTTTACATTTCCTAATGGCAAAACTCATAGTTTTTTAACGCATAAAAAACATAAATATGCAGTTGTTTCCACCAGCAAACACGCAAGACTAGCAGCCTTTTATACAGACGACTACGCAAAAGCTGTAAAGCGAGCAAATCATTATTCTCATCAGGATAATATTGGCGGTCAGTTTGTAGTTGTAGAAATCAAGGAGGTAGTGTAATGGCACTAACAATCGCAGAATATTTTGATCGCCTAGCTACACAAGGTCTAGGCATCGAGATCTCAGAAGAGTTTGACAATGCTATTGTTGATACTCTAGAAATTATCCGAGATCACGATATAGGAGATTTCGAGAATGTAGAAGAAGATGATGACTATGATGACGAGGAGGAGGAAGAATGACACTTACTTACGAACAAAAAGTCTATCAATGGGCATCAGGTCATTATTTAGCAGAAGAAGTTGATGCAACTTTTTTTAAATTAGATAATGATGCTCAGTTTAAATATTTAGAAGACAATGCTTGGCAACCTATTGAAGATTATCAAGGTAAACTTATTCACCTATATATTCGGCAACTTGCAAATGATGTAATTATGAAAAGAGTGCCAGAGGAGGAGGAAGAATGACTTTTGCAGAATTAGATTTTAAGCAGTTTTGTGATTTAAGAAGTGAATTTGTTGATTTTAAAATTCAAGACAATACAACTGAAGAGTTAATTAAACTTCTTAAAAAATTAATGTATAAAGAATCTGAACAATGGGGTCAACAAGAACTTAAAGATAAGATTGACGAATATGATGAATATCTTTATGACATCTTAGTATCTTATGTTAAAGACGAAGAAAATGCTAGTGAAGTTTTAGAAGAATTTAAACACGAAAGGCACTCAGTGGATTGGATAGATTTTTGATGAGTGTTACGCAAATCTATCATGTTAGACCCATAGAAAGTTCACAGACATATGAGTGGTTTTTGCATAAACACTATGCAAAAAGGATTCCCAATATTTCTCATAGCTTTGGCTTATATGATCGCAATAAATTTTTAAAAGGTGTTTGTAGTTATGCAAAGCCTATGAGTCAAACCTTAGTTCAAGGTGCTTTAGGCGGTAAATTTACAGACACTTTTTTAGAATTAAATCGTTTAGTCGTTAACGACAATTTAGAAAAAAACACACTAAGTTTTTTTGTATCACAGTCATTAATGCTATTACCAAAGCCACACGTTGTAGTTAGTTATGCTGATAGCTCTTATCATCATCATGGTTATATATATCAAGCAACAAACTGGATCTATACAGGATTAAGTTCTAAGTTTACAGACTATGCTGTTAAGGGACTTGAGCATATGCACCATAGCTCTATCGAGGACTCGGTAGGTCGATACGATAAAGATAAAAACATAAACAAGCACCAACTATTAAAAGAAAAGTATGGGGACTTGCTGTATAGAAAGGAAAGACCGAGAAAGCATAGATATTTTTATTTCTTAGGGACTCGCAAACAAAAACAAGAGATGAGAGACTCGTTAACTTACACAGTAGAGTCTTATCCTAAAGGCGATAACAAACGATATGATTCTAGTTATAACCCGAATACTCAAGGATTATTATTCTAATGTAAAGAATTGTTACATAGTAACACATAGGTACTAATAGCTGTTATATTGAGTATGTAATTTATTTACTATCTTTATGTCTAAAACTTTATCGAAAACAGAAAAAGCAACTAAGCTTGCAATTATTTTTACAAGTGGTGGTGGCTCTTCTTGGGCGCAAGGCTCAGATGATGATAACTATGTTCTAGCTTATCGGGCTGGCAAGTATTTCAAGCAATCTTGGAAGCATATGTTTAAATTCAAAAAAGCTGGTGAGCAAAAATTATGTGTTCATCTTTATGACATATCAAATTTAGTCCACTCAGTTTCGCCTAGAACAGCCCTCTAAGTTGTTCTAGGTATATCTATAACCCTTATCTTTAGGAGAATTATGCAAATCGAAAAATGTTCAGCAATTAAATTAGATGTTCTAAAAGGTGCATTATTAACAAATAAGAATGGTGCAGAATTTAGAATTTCACATTTTGAAGTTAACCTTGAAGACTTAAAAAGTATTCATGTAGTTCTTTACCAAGAAGAAGAAAACTTTACCTTAGATAAAGTTTCTATAGCTTGGGATTCTATTCAAGATTGGTCTATCCAATTTCAAACTCACGATTAAGAAAATTATGAATGTTGAAGTAGAACCATCAGGATATGTAAGAGATAGTTTTAGATCTCTACATAACCATTATTTAAGACATAACAATGTTGTTCATGCTTATGCTGAACCTAATGGAAATTCTAAAAAAACAGACCCAGCATCTTTATGGTTTTTATCTATTAGTAATTCAAGAGAATTAATTGATATGCCATTTAAAGATTACATACATTCAGAAGGAGATTTATCCGCAGGCTATTGGGATCATTGTTCTATTGAAAAAGGAACATTTGATTATGACAATATGAAAGTAGGAGAAGTATTCCCAGCTATTCTTTATGCTCATCACGAGACAGTTTTAACTGTTGCGTGTGTGGTAAAAACTTCAAAATATCCAGATATAGTTACTGGCGAAGATCAACTTGCTCTTTATGTTTACTATCCAAATGATGGTAGCTTAGAAGAATTTTATAAACATAAACACGCAAAAGATTATGTTAAGTAATGTAACAAAGTATCACAACAGTAGCAACTGTTTGATATATTAAGTATGTAAACAAATTTACCTATCTTTATCACATGGCAAGATCACTTTCAGTTCTATCTAAAATCTTAGGACTAACAGCTTCATCAAATCCACATGAAGCTAAACTAGCAGAAGAAAAGCTAGAGCAACAATTACAGGCTAGAGGTATCACTAGAGAACAGCTAGAGCAACAGTTAGATATGTCAACTGTTGACGAGGAGATAGAAGCTATCTCATTTAGATATGGTCAGCCTTACAAGCGTATTGACCCTGCTACAGCAACAATATTAAGTGCGGTTGCTAGGTTCTATAATGGCTCAGTTGTTTATTCTTTTGATGACGCTGACTATAGTGGAGATTATGGTTACAAGCGTGTAATAACTAGACATTTTGAGGTGTTCTCATCTAAAAAGAGTCAAATAGAAATAGAGGTCTATACTGACTACCTCTTACAGGCTTTAGAAGACGATTGGGCAAAGCATTGTAAAGAAGACCCATTTCAAGTTGCAATGATGGGGTCATCACACCGAAACAGTTTTAGAAAAGGTTGGGCAAACAAAGTTGCTAGTCGTTTCTATGAAATGAAAAAAGATGAAGAAGAGAATGGAAGACAGTTACAACTTGACAGTAGAACTGTTAACCAATCCGCACTAGCAGTTCAAAAGAAAAACAATTCAGAGAAAGAAATCATCAGAGCATTTAAGAAGAAGAAGTATCCCAAGCTTTATGCAAGTTCTGGATTTACTCAAGGTGGCTCTGGTAGTTCAGCAGGTCGATCAGCAGGCGGTAACGTAGGCTTATCTAGACAAATGGGTAGTGGCGGTTACAAAGCGTTAGGTGGGTCATAATGACCTACCCTAACCCTATTAGTTCACCTTATGTTTTATTCAAAACTATGGAGCAACCTAAGACACTAAAAGAGATAAAGGCCGAAAGAAGAGCCATTATCGAAAACGCTTGGTTTAACCAAGAAATTACTGACGATCAACTTGAAGCTGAATATGATGCTTTAGGGATTGTTAACAAATGTAACAAACTACCACAATAGTATTATAATTTGCTATTGTATAAATATCAGGCATTTATCAAGAGAAGCATTACGCTATTCCTTAAACAGATGTAAGTCCTGACTCTCAGGCATTAATCAAAGGGTTTCTTCGATTCTCCCGTTTAAGTTTATGTAAGTCCTGACTCTCAGGCATGAAACATACTCCGACTGTTGCAGTCTTGTAAATCGTTCTCTGTAAGTCCTGATCTAACTTTATTTTCTATCTTTAAGCTTATGGCTAACTTACAAAAAACATACACCGAAGACCTCGCAGATTTTGGTTACAGAGAGCAAAGAGCAGCACAAGATCTCTTTGAAGCGT